ATCTCTGGTAACATACAGATAGCTGGTGATTTGACTGCAAGCAGTCTTGCTATTGATACAGATACTTTTTATGTAGATGCCACTAATAACAAAGTCGGTATTAATCTTCCTGGACTAAATCCTCAAGAAGCACTTCATGTCGCAGGCAATATTCGAGTAAACAATAACCAAGAATTTAGAACGACTGATACTGGTGGAAATACTCGTACAATCATGCGGGCAAATAGTAGTAATGAATTAGAATATGGTTGGTCAGCAAATGCTCCTGTCAAGTTTATGGGTGGCGGGTCTTATACTGAGAGAATGCGTATTCATACGAATTCAAATATTGGTATAAATGATATTGCTCCACATGCCACACTGACTGTCACTGGACCCAGAATTCTTGTTCAAAGAGCAGGCGATGATTCTTCTATAGCATTTTCTGACAATGCAACTGGAACTCCAGCAAGTCACACTTGGGCAGCAGGACTAAACTACTCGAATGATCAGGCATTCACAATTGCTTATCAGAATAATTCAGTACCGTCTTTAGAATCTCACAGAATGGTAATTGAGACGGGCGGTAAAGTTGCCTTTGGATCAGACGATCCTTGGGCTAAAATGCATGTTCAGATGAGCGATTCTGGTGGTCCTGGAGCTGGTACGGCGGCAGGAATGTGGCTTCGAAACACATCAGGTACTGCGGGTCAAGCGTTCAACATGTTTTGGGGAAATACTGAGTCAGCCGCCGCAGGTTCAATAGCACTTGTTGTAGATGACAATGCAAATAATTATGGCTCTCTTCAATTTCAAACTAGATCCTCTGGCGGATATAGCACTAAGATGGAGATCGACGGTACAGGAAATGTTCTTATAGGAACTACCGATACTACTCCATATAATAATAGCGCACAAAGTTCAGCAGATAATGGTATCGCACTTGGCTCAACAGGAATAATTTCAGCCGCAAAATTCAACGATTCAGTCTTATTACTAAATCGCACAGGTACAAATGATGGATCAATAATTGATCTCAAAAAGAACGGCGGCACTATAGGATCTATAGGTACTGTTGATTCTGATTTGAATGTGTATCCTGCGGCTGCTGGACACAAGGGTCTACGTTTCGGTAATGGATATTTAGCTCCGACATCTAATAGTACTACTGTAGAAAACGGCACAACAGATTTAGGGTTGACAACGCACCGCTTCAAAGATTTATATATGACGGGTACTGTCAATACCAATGATGTTCTACTAAATGCTGTCGAAGAAACTCTTACTGATACTATAGTTGATGCGTTTATATATGATACACGTAAAGACAGTGATGGTGGAGCTTGGAGAAAGCGTATACAGCACACTAGTTGGTACAACGAAACTCTAAGTACTTCAACACGTGGCTCTAGAAAAGATTTTCCTGTGGTTGCTGTTATCGTAGCGACTAGCAACTATAAAGTTATCATTTATGATGGCGATGACCCTACTTTGCCAATGTGGATGGAATTTACACTATCTAATTATAATGTAGGAAATAACTGGTCTACTAGTAAGTTTGGTTTAGGTTCACCAAACTTTCAAGGTGGTGATCCCAGTACAGTTAGAATGGTCAACGGACAGCTTGTTATCGGTATGAAACTTGGCGGTCAACACGGTGGCTATATGGTCAACTTTATAAGTGAATTGATGATAGATATGGTTCAATACGGTAGTGCGGTAAATCAATTCTACCACTATCTAGGCAATATTTCTCAAAGAAACAGCAACAATACATTCACAGTTGCTCAAAAATATAGCTACGGTGAAGTAGATCCTAGAATAAAAGGAAAGCTAATAGCAGGAGCTGTTTATGATGTTGCGATGACAGTTCTTCCTAATGCACCTATTGATCCAGATACTGGGCTACCAAATCCTACTATTGCATTATGTACGTATTCTGGCATCACAATTATCAAAGACGATCTGTCTCTAGTGAATATTACAACTACTACTATTCAACACGAAACTCCAATGCATGTAAAATTTATTGGGAATAGAATATTCTGGTTGGCACAAAATAACTACGACCTTGGGTGGAGTAGCGCATATACTGCTTTCATACCTAGTCAAGACATTACAGTAAACTATAATACAGGTGCTAATTCTTTCAGCAAATATTCAAGTCTCGAATGGTCTACTCATACTACTAACGGCAGTTCTCTAACTATACCAATTGCAATGAATAGTCCCAGAACGAGTGTTATGATAGAGACTGATAATGAGGGCAATCTAATATTAGGCGGTAGAGGTGCTGATGATCATGGTGGTGTAGTAAGAATAAGAGAAAATCTTACAAAATTAGATCAAGGAATGATTGCACATACTGCAACCGATTATGCAACTGGTTATCAGGTAGGAGATATCAAAGTTGCTACATTGTGTAGTGTAGATACTACAGATATAACAAGTAGTAATCTTGTGGGTAATGGTAATTTTGCAGACACTACTGTTTGGTTTACTCAAAATGGTGCTACACTTACAGTTTCTGGTAATGAAGGTACAGTTACTGCCAATGGTTCAACTACACAAGCTTACATAGGACAAACTGTATCTGGACTGACAGTAGGTAAAACATACGTAATACGGGCTGAAGCTAAAAGAGGTACAACTGCCGCTCAAGCCGCAATAACAGTAAATGGAATTCTAACTGATGCTACTACATCTACAAACTTTCAGCCACTTCACGTAAAGTTTGTAGCAACAGCAACAAGTCAATTAGTGTTATGTTTTTTGAATGGAAGTGGTAGTAATTCTGGAACAGCTATCTTCAAAAACTTTACCTTTAGATTAGCAGAAGAAGATAGAAGTAAAAACCGTCAGGATCTTTCAACAGGTCCGCATGGAGGAAATGCTCTAGATGTGTATGGTACTGTAACAAAACTTCCAGTAGCTACTGGCGCAGAGTTGCAATCTTATGGTAACTTTAGCACTTCTGATTATCTTGAAAGACCGTGCCTCTCAGACTTCGAATTTGGAACAGGAGATTGGAGCATTACTGGTTGGGTATCTCAACACTCCGATGATGCTAGTACGCAACATGTAGTTCAGATAGGTGAAACAAACGGAGCTAGTAGCGAGATATCTATTGTCAGACAAACTTCGTCTAGTGCTATGAACTTAGGATTTGTTGTCAGAGGTGATAGTGGCACAATATCTCAATATCCTGAGGGAGGACTTATAGATAGTTTGACATTTAGACATTTTGTATTGACAAAAAGAGGTAACTGGTACTACTGGTTCGTAGATGGAAAAGTACTTGCTAAAATAGCAGTTTCAAATGTAGGTAATATTGGATTCGCTGAAACTGATCCATTTCGTGTAGGTAATGGTAATAGAACTGTGACTTCTGACAGAATGAAAATATCATTACTAAGAGTTTCATCTGATCCACTATCTGATGAACAAATCAAATATATGTACGAAGAAGAAAAGCATTTGTTCCAAGAAAACGCACAAGCTTCTCTTGTGGGAACTAGTAACACCATTACCGCTCTTGCACATGATAAAGAAACTGACTTGTTGCACGTAGGAACATCATGGGGTAGAAATGTTTTTCAAGGACTAAGACGCATTGACGAAGATTTAAGTCATGTGCCTCAAATTGTTATTAAAGCATCTAACGGCTTCATAGTAGAGGAATAAAATGGCACTTAAATTTATAAAACCAGAAATCAACTTTCGTGAGAAGCTTGCTGAACTGGACAAACCTTCAGGAATTGCTGGTGAAGCAATGCTACGTGCTGAGACACCACAGGAACAGTTTAATCTAATTGGCGCAGGACGCCATCGAATCAATCATAACGGTGCAATGAATATTTGGCAGAGAGGCACCTCGTTTTCTTCTGTTTCTGCACCTGCATATCATACTGATAGGCATCAAACATACGTTAGTAATACTGCAACTGGGAGATCAACTATTTCAAGATCGACGGATGCGCCTAGTGGGTTTGGGTATTCTTACAAACTTGAAGTAACGACCGCAGACACTTCTTTAGCGGCAGGTGCAGAATATGGATTATATCACTACTTTGAAGGTCAAGATTTACAGGGAATTAAAAAAGGTATGCCCGATGCGCTACCGCTTACGTTTTCTTTTTGGGTTAAGTCTAGTCTTACAGGAAAGTTTGTTGTCGAATTGATGGATAATGACAATAGTAACCGACACTGCAATAGACCTTATTATATTAACTCTGCCAACACATGGGAATACAAGACTATTACTTTCCCTTCTGATACAACAGGCGTATTAGCAAACGATAATGGTAATTCTTTTCATTTTAACTTTTGGCATGGAGGTGGATCAGGTTTCTCAGGGTCTAGCTTACAAGAAAACTGGGGAGCGTTAAACCAGGCTGGAAGGGCTGATGGACAGGTTAATGTCTACGGAACAAATGGAGCCACATGGCAGGTCACAGGCGTCCAACTAGAAGTTGGCAAAGTCGCCACACCTTTTGAACACAGATCATACGGTGAAGAGTTGCACCTCTGTCAAAGATATCTCTACTATGTTGGACTACAAGGTGTTAATTATAAATATATGCCGTGTGCGGGGACGATCTACACGACAAATAATGCATACACAATGTGGAAATATCCAAGAACTATGAGGGCTGTACCGGCTCTTAACTATAGTGATGCCACAGACTTTCAAACTGTCTCTGGAGGTGCAGTAAGAAATACTACTGCCATAACTTTATCAGGATCAAGTTTTACAGATTCAGCAGTGGTTATATTTGTCGCTAGTGGCGCTGATCAAGGTCACGGAGTTTTAATAAGATCAGACGAAAACACAGACGTTTTTATATCATTTGATGCGGAGTTTTAATAAATGTATAGTACTTACACAGACGATTTAGGAGATAAGGTAATTCATGTTACGGGTAGTAATCTGTACATACCTTTAGATTCTAATAATGGATATTATCAAAAAATACTTGATGATATTATCGAACAAGGCGCTGACTGCTTTGAGGGTGATATTCCTGAAGACCTACAAGAAGCGGCAGATGCTAAACGTTTTACTCAACAGTTAAAGGCATACACAACAGCTACAGCAAGATTAACACAGTACGTTTTATCAGTTGGTCGTGCAGAAGTTATTGAAAGTCAACCTAGTGGCGAGACAGTGTATAATGAAGAAACGATGCAGAATGATGTTGTAATGGCTGATTTTGTTACTGTCACTGCTATTGATCCTGTTGATGCTACAGTCACACGACTAGTTTATTCGGAAGAAGATATTGACGCTGATCCAACAGAAGAAGAAATTGAGAATCCTCTAATAACAAAAGATAACGCAGAGAGAGCGGCAGCCCAAGCAATTGTAGACGCTACTCCTCAACCAGTAATAGATGAATATAACTCTTAGGAAAAGATAAATGACAAAAGCAAGAGATTTAGCAGAGTTAATTGGCAACTCACTGATAGATGGCGATGAAATTGCTACTGGAGCTGTTGGTACATCCAACTTAGCCTCTACGCTAGATTTCTCTAGTAAGACTATGGTCATGGCTAACGATCAGTTGTCAGGCGACTTAGTACACGGCGGTACAATCTCGGGATTTACATCTACAGGTATCGATGATAACGCAACAGCAAATGTACTCACTGTTGTTGATGGACCTAAAATAGGTCTAGGTTATAATAATCCTCAAAACAGCATTCATGTATTAGGAAACTCCGTAACTCCTAATGTTGGTTTGACGCTTCAAGCACACGATACAGCAAATTCTGTGGCGTCTATCAATCTGATGTCAAGAGTTGCAGACAATACAAATAGAACAGTATCTATACAAAACATTCTCGGTCGTCTAGATATAGATGCTAACATGGACATTCACGGCGTAGGTACAAACTTCAAAAGTGAATCATATAACATACTAAATTTACAAACTGACTCTAACGATGATCAGACTAGTACTGATGGTATTTTCAAAATTACCAATGGATCTGCCGCCACAACTAAAGCAGAATTTAGATGGGATGAAAGTGAAGACTTAGTACATATCAGTTATGGTGATCACGGCAGACATATCTCTATTGCTTCAAACGGTAATGTAGGTGTCGGTACAGGATCAACTACTCCCGCTTCTCCTTTTCACATTCAAGCAGATGGTATTGGTATTAGACTAGATGGTACAGGAAATACGAGCAGAAAGATTTTCTTTAGAAGCACTACAAACGCTAACAAAGCAGAGATATATGCAGACGGTGGACTAAAAATTTGGACTGATGATGCAGGCTCAGACTTGCTTCTTGCGCCAGCAGGCTCTTTACTTATGTCTACAATGCCTACTGTGACTATCGATGACGCAACAGAATATTCAACTACCGAAGCAAGTGAACTAAACCCAGTAGCTACAGATGCGCTGTATCTTCATAACGAAGAAAATAGTAGCACATATGGTAGAGTATCGATTCATATGAGAAGTTCTGGAGGTGGTGGCGCCGCTTCTGCAAGAATGACTCTAAAGAACAATAGAAGTGGTGCAAGTGCTTTAGGTTTCTTTATGAGAGATAACTCTCATACGACTGAACAAAGAGAAAAAATGTATCTTGACTCTGATGGCAATCTAAGTCTCACAGGTACTGCCGCAGTAGTTATCACGGCAACACCTGGTACAGTACCAGGAAACAACAGTGCTATTTCATTAGGTAGAACTGACGGTGGCAATAATATTCAAATGAACACCGCTCTTGCAGTAGACGTTGCCATTCCAGGTACTGCAGGTGTTACAGTAGGATCAACTAACAGTAACACTCCATCTACGAGACTTAGAAGTGCTAACTCTTCAAACGGTCATATCGTTATTTCACCTAAAGGTACTGAGAAAGTTAGAATCAAAGCGACTGGCGAAGTTGGTATTCAAGTTGTAGGATCTGATCCCAGAAACAAACTAAGTCTTGGTCATCCTCACGAAAGTCCTTCTGATACAGATAGAATACTAAACTGGTATGATACAGGTAATGAACTTCATAATAGTAACATTTATCAGGCTATTGTTATGGATAGTGATAACACTAACCAGCCTGGTCAAATTGGTATTGCACTTGCAAATAAAAATATGCAAGTTGGGAGTTGGTCTCCAGCAATAACATTTGGTGGCAGAAGTCAAGCGGGATCTGGCGATTATATGAATGGTGGTGCCGCTATAGCATCAAGAAACTTTACTGGATTGAATGACGGAAACTTTTTAAACACTGAACTACACTTCTTTACTAAAGGTTCTCACGTAGCATCCGAGAGAACTCTCACCAGTAAGATGAAGATTACCGGTCAAGGTACTACATCTATTACCAATGATGATTTAGGTTATACGCATTTCACTGATAAGAACAACAGATATCTAACTTCAAATGGAGATGGGTGGACAAGTGGTGTTGATGGTACTGATCCTGGATTAGTAGTAAGTTCATATCATACAGGCACTCAAGTAAGAAACTTGGGTATTGTGCTACATAATGATACAGCTGGGACAAACGTAAAGAGTCCAACAATATCATTTGGTGCAGTAAGCAATTCAAATGCTTATAATACTACATATGCTCATATTGTAGGAAATAGGCGTGGCACAGGCCAAGATACTAACTGGGCATCTGGCGATTTGCAATTTTACACACAGCCTGATGAAGGCTACGCCACAGTGCCAAATATGACAATACATCATGGTGGTCAGATAACTGGCAGTATGAATGGCAGACAGTTCCCTCTCAATAGTAACGCTTGGCATACATTTGGAACATTATATGGTGCCCAAGGCACTCCTTTACACATAAAAGTCATGGCTGGACATAACTCTTATGGGGGCTACAATGAATTTACGAATGATACTTACGCTTATAACATTGCCGCAGGAACAGTTGTAACTATAGGAAATACGACTCATGGCAGTTATACTGTTCAACTTCGAAAGATAAAAAGAGTTGGCGGTGTTGGTTTCAACAACGGTGACGGTGGTTGGGAATATCAAATAGCTAGAAATCAAGCATATAGCTTTACAGTTCATATGCAGGTAATGGGTGCCACTTCGGCTTGGCGTTGGAAGGTATAATAGGAAAATAAAATGATAAACTTTGCAGAAATTGCTGATATAGCATTCAATAATATCTTAGGAACATCTGGAGTAGTAATCGATGGAGTTGTTTACTCTATTGACGAACACGGCAATAACATAGCCACTGATACACCAGAGCAGACAATCAAAGATGAGATGGATCGTGTACGAGCAGAAGTTCAGTATAAATCTGAACGTGCGATGGCATATCCTGATATACACGAACAATTAGATCAACTGTGGCATGCAATGGACGCAGATGAGACTAAGAGATTAGAACCTTTTTATACGACACTAAAAACAGTGAAAGATACTTATCCTAAAGACGGATCTAACAACACCGTACTTGAGATAGTAGACCCTCTTCCAGAGCCTGAAGTTGTGGATAGTATGGCAGACGAATCAGAATGACGAAGTATAAATAAGTATAACAAATAAACGCTATTGGGGAGAGTGAACCGTATGGCAAGTTACATAGGCAATAAGCCTGTCGCTGGAGAATTCAAGCGACTAGATTCTATAGCGGGTCAGTTCAATGGCGTGCTTACTAGTTTTTCTCTGAACTTCAATTCAGTATCAGTATCAGCAGGCGATGCATCTCAGCTTATCGTCTCTCTAGATGGTGTTGTACAAGAACCTCTCGGTGCTTACACTTTAGGTGTTGGCGGATCTACTATCATATTTGGCACAGCACCAGTTGCTGGCAGTACGTGTCACATCGTTCAACTAGGCGGTGTTGGTGGAACGATCACAGGAACACTCACAGATAATATAGTAACTACAACAAAAATTGCCGCAGGCGCAGTTACGTCTGATCGAATCACAATCGATGGCGATCTATCTTTTCCCGATGGTATACAGGCAAAATTTGGTACTGGTAACGATCTAAGAATATACTCAAGCGGCTCACACTCATTTATTACTCATGGCACTTCTTCCGATGGTGATCTGAAAATTTTAGGTGAGAATGTTGAAATTGGTAATAGTTCCGCAGTCACCAATTTCAAAGCAGTTTCAGGCGCTCAAACTATTCTATATCATAACGGCAACACAAGGCTAACGACTTCTCTAACTGGAATAAACGTAACAGGCGATTTGGTGGCTACTAGTGATTTGTTTGTTGGTGGGGCTGACTATGGAGATAAACTTAATGTAACTGGTGGCGGACATTTTACTGAAAATCTAACGTTATCTCGGCAAAGTAATGATCCAGGGTCTACAGGTTTAATTCTTGAAAAAACAAGAAACACTTCTGTAAATGGTAATACAATTGTGAACTCTGGTGATCAGTTAGGCTATATAGCATTTCGTGGAAATGATGGAGATCAGTTTTTAGACGGTGCTTATATTCTTGCTTTTGCGGACTCTAGCCCAGCCAATAATGATATGCCAACTAACTTACAGTTTTGGACAACTGAAGATGGCACTAGTTCTCCTACGGAACGCATGAGAATAGCCCAAGACGGGCGTGTTGGCATTGGTCTTGGCGGATCTAACCCTTCGTACATGCTTCACGTAGATGGCGGATCTAACCCAGCCGCAAGATTCCAGCAAAATTCTTCCACTGTGCAAATTGGCGAGTTTCCCGCAAATGGCGGAGCTGTCATATGGATGGACGGATCTAACGGAGACCTTTCTGGGTCTGACTATTTTGGTATTCATGCCCTAAACACCACTGATCTATCTTTCAGTGCTGATGGTGGTGTAATACGCATGACTATGAAGAATGATGGTAAACTTGGTATTGGAACAGCGAATCCAAGTGAAAAACTTGAAGTAGCTGGTACAGCTTTAGTAGAAAACGCAAAACTCAAAGAGATATCAGACACCAAAACGCTTTCAAATACAGCAGTTGATTTATTCGTATACGACACACGTAAAGACAGTGATGGTGGTGCATGGAGAAAGCGTACACAAAATACTAGCTGGTACAATGAGACACTAAACACTACCATTCGTGGTAGTCGTAGAGAGTTCCCTTCGGTTGCTGTGATTGTAGCAGAAGCCGCAAAAGTTACAATTTATGATGGCGACGACCCTGATCTACCGATGTGGATGGTGTTCAATGGTGGCGTTGCTGGCAGTTCTTATACCTGGTATGGTTCTGATTACACAGGTGAAGACACTACGTGCGTATCAATGCTGAACGCTAAGTTGTGTATAGGAGTTCAAGGTACAGTTAGTAGTGTTTCTGGACTGAGTACAGTTAGCTTTATTGATGAGATTTTTATAAAATATGGCGGCGCAACTGGGTTTGTACGTAGACCTATTTCAAATAGAAATACACCGTTTATAGTACAGCCAGACGGAACTTACAATTTGAGAGAAAAAAATATTCGTGACGTATCAATGAAGGTACTACGAAATGCACCGATAGATCCTGGTACTGGATTACCTGTACCGACTATAGGAGTTGCTACATCGGCGGGCATTAGTGTTATTCGAGACAATCAAAGAGATATTTGGGACATAACTGCCGAGGCAGGAAGCACATATGATCCAACAAATTACATCGACTTCACTGAGTCTGGAAAAATAATATTTGATCAAGATAACAGCAGGCGATCTATATTCTATATGGATATACCCGACTCTGATACTCAAAGTGTAACTAATGATAGTGTTATTTTCGATAAAATTATAGCAAAGCATTATCCAACAAATGCAAATGATTTGCCTGCATACTTAGGAGATGGTATATCGCACCTAATACCAGCTAAAGGCGAATCTCAGGTGTTTAGAGCCACAACTGGTCAACTAACTCTTGTAGATCCAGATGAACATCGTTCTATGCATACGTCTACTTGTTTCATAGGTACTGATTACAATACAGGCTGGATGCAAGGCGCATCAAAACTTTCTCTGTCTAGCACAGATGATACTGATGTTACTGGTACTTCAAAACTAACAGGTAATCTATACACGGGCTTTAGTGTTACTGGCGGTGGATTTACAGTTAATGGTAACGGTACAGTATCAGTAACAAACGGAAACGGTTCTGTCGATGGTATTCTAACGTCTCCTAGTTTTGATCTTGTAATAGGAAAACGATACATTATCGACATACAAGCTAGTGGCACAACTGGAACTGGAATAGGAATTTATCTAAACGGATCTGGCGGACCCAACGGATATCTTTGGAATAGACGATTTGAATTTGTAGCTACTCAAGTTCAAAATACATTCTTTTTATATCGCTATCTAGGTCATAGCGGCTCAGGCACATTAGATAAAGCTGTTGTGTATGAAGCTGAAGAAAATCGCAGTGTATATGGAGCCGCACCTTTGTACGGTGATGGTGGCGGTCTACAAGTGTTTGGTACAGTAGTCAAGACTGCCGTTGAGACCGGAGCAGAATTGGTTAGCTATAAATCAAATGGTAGTTCATTTCTAAGCCAGCCTTATGCAAGCAGTTTAGATATAAGCGGCACTAAAGATGTATCCATTACTTGGTGGCAAAGACATAATGGAGGCGGCGGTGTCTATGAAGGATGGAAAATATCTGAAGATACTTTAGATGTTGCGGCATATGGTAATGTAGTGGTGAGTGTAATGCACGAAGTCAGTAGTGATAGTATGCTGATTAGAGGAAGAGATATAGTAGGTGCAGGCGTTGTAAATGATATAATATCCAAAGAGTGGATGTGTATGACATTGAATTGCGGTAAAGATGGTAACATAGAACTATACACGAACGGTGAATTATCTGTTACAACTACTGGTACTTTATTCACGCCTACTGATCGTCATTCTCTCAGAATTCTACAGTGGAGTTACGATTCTACAAACTACTATACTACCAACTCCGATATTACTATGTTTAGAACTTCTAACACTTTACCAAATGCTCAAAGAATCAAAAAGTCTTATGAACAAGAAAAACATTTGTTTGAAGCAAACGCAAAAGCAACTATAGATGGTTCAGATGGTTATGTTCGTGCAATCGCTTATGATGATGATACAGACGAATTACACGTAGGTACATTAGCAGGTAGATCAGTGTTCAGAGGACTCAATAGAGTTGATAGCACAACAGACAGTATTAGTAAAGTTATTAGCGCATCAAACGGATTGGTAATAGAGGAATAATTATGACAACAGTTAGGATAAATAAGCCTCAGATAAACGTAAGAGAAAAACTCAATGAACTTGATAGACCTGTGGGTCTAGCAGGTGCGGCGATGCTACGAGCAGAAACCCCACAAGAACAATTCAATCTTATTGGCGCTGGTCGAAGAAATCTATTAGATAATGGCGATCAGAGAGTCAAGCAACGACCCAACAGTAGCGTACAAGCTACAGTCGCAGGCAATTACTATCTTGCTGATAGATGGCAAACAAAGTTTTTTGGAGGTGGATTTTCTGGTAATCATCACACTATATCACATGAAACTGATGCACCAGACGGATTCGCATTTAGCACTAAGATAACTACAAATATTGCTCAAAACTTTAGCAATGCTTTAGGTTCTTGGTTCTCTACTAATCTAGAAGGCCAAAATCTAATACCACTGAAAAGTGGCACTGGCTCAAAACCGTTTACAGTTTCTTTCTGGGTAAAATCTAATGTAAGAGGAAACGTTTCAGTGACGGCTGAAGGTTCTGGTAGTGGTTTCTCGTATAGCACATTTGTAACTATAACCGATGATGATACTTGGGAATATAAAACAGTAACGTTTCCTGCAAACCCTGTCAACCAAGATTTTGACTACACTACCTCAGATAGCGACTTCTCTTTGAAGTTTGGATTAGGTAGTAATGGGTCATGGCTAGTTGATACAGATAATCAATGGAATGATAAGACAAATAACAGAGGCGTATTATCTCCACAACAAACAAATTTTCTCGCAAACGTAAATAATTATATTCAATTCACGGGAATACAAATGGAAGTCGGTGAACACGCTACAGATTATGAGTATAGATCATATGCAACAGAATTAGCTGAGTGTCAAAGATATCTTTATGTTATAGATGGTCCGACAGGTGGTGATAGAATAGGAGCGGCTTTTTGTTATAGTGCTACTGGTGCAATAGTCACATTACCTTTACCTGTCACTATGAGAGCCAAGCCCACACTTGATACCCCCTCTGGGTCATTGATAACAATAAACGATCAAGTCACTGCATATACCTCGACAGGCATTTCTCTAAATGGTGCAAATAAAAACTTTGTGTCCTTGGCTGTTACGTCCTCAGGTATGACTGCTAATCGAGGCGCACAGGCATATTTTACAAGTAGTAGTGCTAATAATGCATTAGTAATTAGAGCGGAGCCATAAGCATGTATTCTATAGTAGAGAACGATAACCCACAAATAATAATTGAATGTTCAGATACTGGAAGCATGATTCCTATGGACTACGACAACTATGACTACAGACAAGTCATTGAAGACGTTATAGAACAGGGATCAGATTGTTGGGATGGAGACATTCCCACAGAAGTACAAGATAAAGCAGATAGCATATTATTTGCTCGACAATTACAAAAGTATAAATGGGCTAGAATTAGACTTGATAAGTATGAAGTAGCAGTAGGAGTTGAGGAAGTAATCGAAAGTCGCTCATCAAAAGAGCAAGTTCTGAACGAAGAAACACAGGAAATGGAAGATGTGATGATCGATGTTGTTGTAGTACAGGCTATTGAGCCAGTCGAAGCAACGATCACTAGAACGATTTATGCTGAAGGCTCTGAAGAGCCCACAGAAGAAACAATTGAGAATCCTCTGATCACACAAGACAACGCCGAACGTGCAGAAGCACAAGCAATTGTGGACGCAACACCACAACCAGTAATAGATGAATATAACTCTTAGGGAAAACAGTAATGGCTACAACTAAAATTCAAACAGGTGGTGTTACAGCGCAGTCTATAACACACGATAAGCTTCACACTGATATGAACCTCAGTACGAAGACTGTTGTGTTGCCAACAATGTCTTCAGACATCACACTATCTTCGACTCCTTACCCTAGATTGCACATCACCGATACAGTGGGCGTACCTAGACAGTTTAGCGTTGGAGTAGATAACGAGCGTTTTAAAATTAGAAACGAAACTGGTTCTTTCAATGCGTTTGTTATCGACAACGTAAACAGAGTGGCACTAGGGCACGATTCACCGACATCAGTTTTAGATGTAAAAGGAGAAATAGAACTTAGAGATATTACAGGCAACTTAGCGCATGGAATGTCAGTCTTTTCAGACACAGATGTATATGCTATCATAGCACAAGAGAGTAGTGGCGATGGTGGACTAAGAATCACATCACTATCAGATGCTACTACTGCGGCATCGGCATTTCAAATAAATGCGGTTGCTACGACTCCAAGTACAGATGGCAATAATGCCGCTATTCGTTTGAGAACCGCTAAGAAAAACGGAACAACCGAACAAGCATTGGCAGCGGACGAAGACGTATTATCTATAGGAAATGTTGGAACTGAATTAGTTGTAGTAAAAGGAGATGGTGATGTTGGTATTGGAACATCTTCTCCTAGTTACCCATTACACATTTATGGAACAGGGCATAAGAGACTAAAAATAGAAAAAACTGATTCGGGTGGCGATGCTGATCTTCAGCTTTCTTCTCCTAATGATAGTACTCAGTGGATTTTGTTTCACGACAGAACTTCAGGAAATAATTCTGGTGTTATAAAATATGTGCATTCTACTAATAAAATGCACTTCAGAACAAATGATGTTGATGACAGGTTAGTTATTTCAGATGACGGCAACGTTGGTATTGGAACAAATGGTCCAGAATATCCACTACAGGTATCTGGGTCTAATGTACTATCTGGCGGTGGGTTAGCCACTTTTGGAATTTACGACAATGGAACAGCTTATAATGGCACTAATCCTGGTGGCGGTGTAACATTTAGAGGGAAGTATACCAGCGCCAATGCCATAACTAACTTTGCAACTGTACAAGGCATAAAAGAAAATGCTATAGATGGAAATTACGATACTGCATTGAGATTTACCACTAGAAGCAACAGTGCTAATCTCACGGAAAAAGTACGAATAAGTTCAGGCGGTAATGTTGGTATCGGTACAGATGATCCATTAGCCAAACTACACGTTCAAGGTAATGCAGTTATTGGTAACATTCAACCGTATGAAACTACAAACGCAGCCAATTCTGGTGCTACATTACATGTTCACAATCTTGCAGATGATGGCGCTGATACTGATGGTAAAGTAAACTTTGGAGATGAAACTCAAGTTATAATTAGTACAGGAGCAATTGATGGTGGTCCTCAAGGTTATCAAGGGTCATTGTGGTTTGGTACTTCAGATCATCCAGCGGGAGGTAGCGCAACCAACTCATCTGGTACTCAGTTCAATTGGAAAGTTGCAGGTATAGCATCTAAAACAGATCAAGATACTGGCGGTCAAAACACTTCTTACGGCAACTTAGAATTTTACACTAAAGGATTAAACAACACACCGGACGCCGCTCTCGCTATGACAATCGATGAGAGTCAGAATGTCGGTATCGGAACTACTCCTGCTTCTGGAAGAAAATTAGATGTTGCGGGAGATATCGCAACTACTGGCATTATACACCAAGATGCAGACAATACTGGTAGCGTAGCTTTAGGCTTTGAAGCACTAAACGGAAATGTGAGTGGTAATTGGAGTGTGGCAATAGGTCGACAAGCACTAGATGCCGCTCTTACAGGCGATTTCAATGTTGCTATTGGTAGAACTTCCATGACTAACATGGTATCAGGAACACAGAACGTTGCACTCGGCGTTGATTCGATGGAAGCAAAGACTGCCGGTAGCTATAACGTTGCAATTGGAGCTAGTGCATTACGTGTAAACGCATTGATAGGAGATAATAATGTTGCGGTAGGCGCACAAGCGGGCAGAAATGTCAGAGGAGCTAATAACACTCTTATCGGACACGAAGCGGGATATGACATAACTACAGCGAACAATAACACGTATGTAGGCAGATTCCAAGGCACACAACACTCTCACTCTATAGCGGCTGAAGGCAATAATGTAGTACTGTCTGACGGTCTGGGAAACATAACATATAGAAGTAATACTTCATCACTTCAAGGTACATCTGGAACTAGAACACATCATTTTGCTACTGCTTATGAAGCCACCACCAGTTCTGGATGGGTTGCAGGAGCAGCCGCTTACACTTGGCATAGAATTACTGATATCAATTTCAATGTTGCTCCATGGCAAACGTCTCTAATACCATTAATGAGAATAGGTCTTACTTTTGCTAGTCTCAATCCAAGTTATGGATATGTAGGCAAAGCGTATATAGATGTTATGAACACTGGTGCAAATACTAGCTATACTGGAAATTCTAATTTCCAAACAATGTCGAATGGCGTAGCAAGTTATGAATTACCTGTTAACATAGCAACTCATACAGGAACTACTTCATTAGAATTTAGAGCAAGAATGGTACTGACGGGAACGCAGAAAAATTTAGAGGTATATTGCAACGCCGCTCAAAATTCAAGCTATCCAGTAACTATGACTATTCAGTTATTTCATTCTATAACTAACTAACAAAAAGTAGGAAAACTATGAGTATCAATAAAGTAAATATCACAAATGAAAGAGACCGATATTGCGTTCATCTAGATAATGAAGATGATCTATTTTTCTTGGTACCTATAGAATCAGATGGTAGTGAGAACTGGACACGGTTACAGGCTTGGCTAGACGAAAGCGAAGATAATATTATCGTGGATGATATGTCCAATCAAGACACACATTACCAAGTACAGCGTAAACAAGAATATCCAGACTTGGCAGAACAGCTTGATTACATATATCATAATGGAGTTGATTCTTGGAAAGAAAACGTGATCGATCCGATTAAGGCTAGATATCCTAAACCATCTTGATCTCAGTTCACACATACAACGCTTTATAAATAGTGTATAGCAATCTAACTATGGGAAATAGAAATGGCACAGCCTACTACACGTAAAGAATTCAAAGAGTGGTGCCTTCGAAAGTTAGGTAAGCCAGTTATTGAGATCAATGTCGATCAAGATCAAGTAGATGATCGTATTGACGAAGCATTATCATACTACTGGGATTATCACTTCGATGGTACAGAAAGAACATTTCTGAAGCACCAGATCACAGATGCCGATAAGACAAACGGATACATTGACGTGCCTGAGAATATTATCGGTGCTATCAATGTCTTCAGTATTGGTTCGAACATCACTGCCGGTGGCGGTATGTTCAACGTACAATATCAATTCGTACTAAACAATTTACATGAGTTTGTCAACTACAATATGACAAACTTCTACATGTCGATGATGAACCTTCAGTTCATGGAGGAGATGCTCGTAGGCAAGACACCACTGCGTTACAACAGACATGTGAATAGACTCCACTTGGACACTAAGTGGGATAAACTAGAAACAGGCAACTATCTTGTTATAGAAGCATATCGTATTGTCGATCCAACAGTATACGTAGACGTGTATAAAGATCGATGGTTACAGAACTATGCTACAGCAAAGATCAAGATGCAATGGGGCTCAAATCTAACCAAGTTTGTTGGTATGTCTCTTCCTGGGAACGTACAGTTCAACGGTGAACAGATTTTGAATGATGCAAGAGAAGAAATATCCAGACTTGAAGAAGAGATGATGAGTTCATACTCGCTTCCAGTCATGGACATGATTGGATGACACTGTGGCAAAAAACTACTACTTTGAAAATTATAGCAATTCAATGGAACAAGAACTCATCGAGGATCTTGTCATTGAATCTATTCGTATCTTTGGTATAGACTGCTGGTATATACCTAGAACGATTAGTGCTAAAGATGACATCTTCAACGAAGATAGTCTAAGCATCTTCAGCGATGCATACATGCTAGAAATGTATGTGAAGAATGTTGATGGTTTCGAAGGAGAGGGCGACTTCCTATCTAAGTTTGGTCTACAGATAAGAGACAGCATGACACTGACTGTAGCAAACAGAGTGTTTGACTTTGAAGTTGGTGCTGGTACAGCGCAAGTAAGACCTAACGAAGGCGATCTAATTTACTTCCCACTGAATCGTAAGATGTTTCAAGTTATGCACGTTGAGCATGAAGCAATCTTTTATCAGATGGGTCAACTACAGACATACGACTTACGCTGTGAACTCTTTGAGTACAGTGGCGAAAGATTTGAAACTGGACAAGAGTTTATTGATGATCTATATGATAGCATAGATTTGTTTGTACCGCAAGCAAATAATGTATTCAACGTATCAATTTCTAATAACGTATTCGCAATACGTGAAGAAGGTTCGCAAAGTAATCCAGTTGAACAACCAGTACTCGAAAACTTGTTTGTTGGTAGTACTTACATATTCGATCAATCAGACGGCACGAATAGTGGCGTAAGATTGGAAATCTACGACGGTCCAAGTACCACGCAAGACTCTATTGCTACGATTCAGAATCTAGTAGGCACACCTGGTGCTAATAACGCATACACATCATTCACACCAGAGACTCCTGGGACATATCACTACTTAGACGTAAACGTGTCTGGCATTGGCGGAACGCTAGAAGTGTTACAATCTAAACTAGAAGCAGTAGAACCATTTGACGCTACCGCAGACAACGAATCTATAGAAACGTTTGCTG